GACCAAAAAAAGGAAAAGCCAGTTAAAAAATGTACAGAGCAAGGCTGTGAGAATGTTTTAACAAAAGAATACACGACTATATGCAATGAATGCCTAGAACGCGCAAGGGCTTCTTTGTTTCATAGATGTCAGATTGATAAAAAAGAGGATAACAAAAATGTTCGATAAAGACGGGAAAGAAGCACTAGAAGCGGTTAACAAATTAATTAAATCCTTGAATACGGCTGGAATCATTTACAAGTACGGCTCTGGTGTTAGGCCGTCATTTCTTAATATTGTTAGCTCAGGAGTGGAGGCTTGCCACGTAAAAAAAATAAGAGAACTAGAAGAGAAACTAGCCGCTGTAATGGAGTTGTTAAATATCTCTGAAATCGGAGAAGAGAAAATAGGGGCGAGACTTAAAAAAGGGAGTAAGGAAGTTCCTATAAAAAAGCCGTCTACCAATTCAGTGGCGGATAATGGGGTGAGGGTGCTAGGTGGTTATGGCTTCGATGTTTTTGCAGATGCCAGACATTTTGATGCTAAGTGTAGGTAAAATAATTTTTAAGAGCGGGAGGAAATCATCGTGAAACCAACAATGTGGATAAGGATTTTTAAATGCCCTGTATGCGGCAAAAAGCACGAAGTTAAAAGCAGGCGCATGGAACTAGATAAAACGCAGGATAAACGAATAAGCGAATGCAGAAAAGAAAATGATAATAGCTAACGAATTGAGGGTTAGATAAATGGCGCAAATAAACCCAGAAAAGGCTTTAGAGTTTCTAGCGACTACAGATGAGGAATTTGCCAGAGCAAGGGCAAATGTCAAATATTTAGAGCATAAGCGAAAGACAATCAAAGCGACTCAGTTTTTAGAAGCTACCGGAACCATTCAACAAAAAGAAAGCATTGCTTATGACAGTCAGGAAATGCGAGACCATTTAGAAGAATATAAAAATGCAGTTTATGACGAGCAAATACTTGTAAGCAAAAGAAAATCGGCGGAGTTGGCAATTGAAGTTTGGCGCTCAAAAAATGCGAATCGTAGAACGGGGAATATATGAGCAAAGCCAAGCGCCATATGGGGAGAGTAGCAGAGCTAGGCTGCTTAATTCATGGAACGCCTGCTGAAGTTCATCACATTCGCACAGAGCGAATAAAAAATGATTTTCTAGTTATTCCGTTATGCCCCGAATGTCACAGGGGAGATTTTTCTATTCACATGAGCAAAGAGCAGTTTACGAATATTTATGGAAGTGAGCTTCAATTATTAGCTGAGACTTTGGAGAGGTTAGAGAAATGAACCACAAAGAAGACGACGAGCAAAAAGCTTTAATTCAATGGGCTAACGCAACTAAACAAAACAGGGAAAGCATAGGGGCGTATTTATTCGCCATACCAAACGGAGGGAAGCGAAACCCAAAAGAGGCCAGAAGGTTAAAAGCTCAAGGGGTAAAGGCGGGTGTATCTGATTTGTTTCTACCTTTGGCGCATGGCGGTCATTTGGGGTTATGGCTAGAGATGAAATCAGCACTTGGAAAGCTTACCGACACGCAAGAAGACTGGCTTTTAAAAATGGAAAAGCAAGGTTACGAAATCGCTGTTTGTTATAACTGGATGCAAGCAAGAGACACGATTAAACGATACTTAGGGCTACCACAAACACAGGTGATAAATGAATAATTCATCGATGGGATATTACTCTAACCCAGAGCGGGTTTTATTAAACGAAGAAAAGGGGCGTTTAAAGGTTGAGGAAGGGTGCAGGGTTTGCCAGTTTCGAGACGTGGCTATTATCTGTTTCACCGAACGGATATGTGCAGAAGGGCACTCCCCGATTAAGGGTAAAAAATATTGTGATTATTGGGAGCTAGAAAGCGAATGTTAAAACACATCGATAAATTAGCTGAAGATTGGGCGCATGAGATTGGCACCATCATGGAAAGATCGTGTCTTAATTACCCTAACGCTTCATCAATAGCGAGAATAAATGAGGGGGGGTCACAGGTTGCAGGCTCCAAGTGTCCTGAAATGATAACCAGCGCAAGAGCAACAGCTTTTCATCTTCTCTACAAAGAATTACCAAACAAGCATAAGAAAATAATCTACAAGCGATACATAAAAACATTAAAACTAAATAGCCGCGAGTATCATATTTTAGGAATGATATTCAAAGGCATTAATGAAAAGTTGCCCGCTGTTAAAAATAATTTAAAAAAAGATAAAGAAATACTTCCAAAACGGGGAAAAAATATGCTACATTATGGTTAAGTGGTCATTTAGGCCATGAAATAAAGCTGATTCCTAACGGACTCGGCTTTTTTTATGCAAGAAACTTTTGTCAAAGTTATTTTCAAACAGGTCAGACAAGGTGTCGGCTAGAGTTGCGTCTAGTTTCGCGGTTCGATTCCGCACAAATTCATAACCCCGTTGATTTAGGTCGCGGGGTTTTTTATTGCAAAAAATTCACTGTCGAGATGACAGCGAGGACGAGATTATGGGTGATGGTAAAGTTAATTTAGGCGGGATTAATCCAACAGAGCCTAATGCTGGCGTGCATCAAGATTATTCTGGTGGAAGTAGCCACACCAAAGAACAAGGCATAATTGGCGGTGGAAAAAATGAAGATTCTGAAACCAATAATTTCACTAGAACTCATGCTTATGGGAACAAGACATTTTTTAACCCAAACGCTACGACTGAGCAAGTCGTTACAGCAGCTCCAGCTATCTTGTATGGTTATATAGGAAAGGTTGGCACTGGGACTATTACCTTTAGGGATGATAATGCTGTAAATGGAGCAACCCCTGAGCTACCAGCCTTAACACTAGCTGTTGGGACAATAGTTACTTTCCCTGTAGGTCTTAAAATGAATACTGGCATCACTGCTCAGTGCAGTGTTGGAACCGACGAAGTTACCCTAATATGGGACGCTCAATAATGACGCGCTCCGCCCTATCAACTGCTAGAGGAACAAAGCAGAGTAATTACAAAGTATTCACGCCTGTACTAGTGGAAGATTTCAGCGGTGCTCCAAGTAATGACCCGCACTCTGCTTATATACAAGAAACAACTATAAACAAAACTGGAACGGCAAGTGCTGGACTAAGCTCACCAAGCTCTCCAAGCTTAATGGATTTTGTTTTTACACCTACTAAGATAACAGAGTCAGGGATAGGAGTATGGTTCTATAAGCCAGAGGGAGCAACATGGACAAGCATTAATTTTTTTATTAGTTCCAGTGGTGGGGCTTTTTCTGCTAATACATGGGCTAATGTCGCAATGACAGCAGATGATGGAGTAAAAACAACGGCTGGCGCAGACCAGAGAACAGGATGGAATTTTAAAATCTTGTACCCTAGTGACTTTTCGCCAAATGGTTCCTTTGATATATCAACCGCCTTAATCGATACAGTAAGAGTTCGTCACGATAACGCAGGGGTAGGCGATGTAATAATCGATTCAATAAATTTTAATGTCAGAGCAAGAGCAAAGTGTCTTGTTATGGCAGATGATACACATGAATCATTTTGGACTTTAGGTAAGCCAATACTAGATGCGGCAGGGTTCCCAGTAACAATATACCAGACCCATGATTTAATTGATTCTGCTAACTACGCCACTACAGCGCAATTAACAAGCGCATATAACGCAGGCTGGGATATATGTAACCACCTTGACGAGCATGTTCAATTAACAAATATAGTTACAGGCATAACAAAAGCAACTCAAGCCGTCATTGCAGTATCAACATCGCATTCATCAAAAATTAATATTGGTGATGAAATGACACTGTCCGATGTTGAGGGCATGACAGAGATTAACGGCACACATACAGTAACTGCTATCCCTGACAATACCCATGTGACACTAGATATTGATTCTACTGGGTTTACTACATACACAGCAAACGGAAAGCTAAGATATTCAGCGGCACAATTAAAGATAAAATTAGACGTTATGGATAGCTGGTTAGCTAGTCACGGGATGGGCAGATCAAGAAAGCACTTCGCGTATCCTACAGGGATATTTGACGTAGAGTTCCATCCTAGTTTTATGGAGGGCTACGGTTTTAAGACAGCGAGAGCAATTCATTCTACGTTGATTAATCATCATGTTCTGGGTGTTGATAATATGCACCACCTTTGGGCTAAAGGTGTTGGTGTTTCGGTAACAGCGCTAAATATTACCGACAAGATAGACCAAGCCATAAAAAATGGAGATACTTTTTGCCTGTACCTACACGGCCTAACAACAGGTGTACCAGCTGAAGACACTTACTTTTGGCTTGAATCAAAATTCCAAACCGTTATAGATTATTTAAAAATAAAATCGGACAACGGGGAGATTGACGTAACTACTATTTCAAAATGGAATAACGGGTTATGAAATCAGACAGAATCCTTCAAGCATTATCACAAGACAGAATAAAAGCAGTACAGAACGAAAACACGTCCCTAAATTATTCTGTTAATTGGGGCGCTCAAATAGACACGGCTACAATTTCAACTAGCACTTGGACGAGTGAAGATAATATAACAATTGCTAGCCAATCAAACACCACAACAACAGCAACAGCTAACTTATCCGGCGGTGTTGGTTGTTATCGAGTAGTAAACAAAATAACCACATCAGACGGACAAACAGACGAGAGAATTATCATTTTAACTATATTAGAGAACGATGATTATTTGAGGGATTATGAATAAATTTATAACCATAAAAACAAAAGAATCAGATTTTACTCATGAAATAGGGTGTGGCTATCAAATCAAAGCGGGTAATTTTATTCGTCGTGATGCGGTTAGGTTCCACAGCAAAAAGTTAATTCCTATAATTCAGGAAAAAATGCTTAATAAAGCCCTTCGTTTTATGGGCGCGGCTTAGGATTATGAGTAAACCCCTCATAACATTAAGTGATTGATATGCCTAAAAGTTTTGCAAAGAAAAATAAGGAAATAAGACAAGAGGCATTAAGGGAAGAATTAAAGGCTCGTGAGTACCTTAGACAGCTTCAAGATATTGACGACACGATAAGAAAAAACTGGGAAAGCATGGAGACTGCTCAAGTCAGCGCATTACGTTTAAGAGCAGATATTAACTTCAAGCGACTAGACAAAGTATTACCTAATTTAACTAGCGTCGAGATGACGGCAGATATAACGGTGACTAATGAGCGCGAACTCACAGAAGAAGAACTGCTCAGTATCGCAGCAGGTAGCGGCACAGGAGATTCTAAACAGAAGAGCGGCAAGGGCAAATCTTCTAGCGTTCACTGAGTACACAAAACCAGACTTTGAAAGCGCAGAACATCACGCGATTATTGCAAAAGAACTAGAGGCAGTAGAACGAGGTGAGATAGATCGTTTAATGATCTTTGCGCCTCCAAGACATACAAAATCAGAATTAGCATCGCGCCGTTTCCCTTCATGGGCTTTAGGTCGTGACCCAAAACGACAAATAATTACATCAACTTATTCCGGTGAATTTGCGCTGGATTTTGGGCGTGATGTTAGAAACATTGTCGATACACAAGACTATAAAAATATATTTCCAGATGTAAGCCTTGCTGATGATTCTAAGGCCGCTAACAGGTGGCATACGAATAAGGGCGGGGTTTATGTCGCTGTAGGTGTTGGCGGGCCTATAACTGGCCGTGGCGCTCATATAGCGTTGATTGACGACCCATTTAAGAACAGGGAAGAAGCAGACAGCGAGTTAATGAGAAATAAAGTATGGGATTGGTACACATCAACCCTATACACGCGATTAATGCCTTCAGGTGCAATTGTTTTAATTCTTACCCGTTGGCATGAAGACGATTTAGCAGGCCGATTGCTTGAGAAACAAAAACAGGGCGGGGACAAATGGCGCGTTGTTGAGCTTCCGGCGATAAAAGATGAAGGCTCTGATAATGAAAAAGCTTTATGGCCTGCTTGGTATCCGGTACCTGCTTTAAAGCGAATTAAAAATGCTATTGGCCCTCGTGATTGGTCAGCTCTTTATCAACAAAACCCAGAGCCAGACGAAGGCATATTTTTTAAGCGTGAAGATTTTAAGCGTTACCCATTAGGCGACCATCCAAAGTATTTAACAAAATTTGGCGCAAGTGATTACGCGGTAACGGCAGACGGCGGAGACTTTACCGAGCAAGGTGTGTCAGGCCTTTGTCCCGAAGGAATTTTATACGTCCTCGATTGGATTTATGGTCAAACCGAATCCGATGTTTGGGTTGAGGATTTACTTGATTTAGTTGAAAAGCATGACCCTGTTATATGGGGGGCTGAAACCGGACAAATTAAACGCGCTGTGGCTCCGTGGTTAAACAAAAGAAGCCTAAAAAGAAATGTCTATGTTGATTTAGAGCCAATGTCGAATGCAGGCGGCAAAGCGACAAACGCTCGATCATTTCAAGCAATGACAAGATTAGGTTTAGTTTATATCCCTATTTGTGAATGGGGAGATAGATTAATAAATCAATTAATAAAATTCCCTGCTGGTGCATTCGATGACGCTGTTGACGTGTGCGGAATCATGGGCAGATTAATAGACAAAGTTTATGAAATTTCACCACCAGACAAACCCAAAGAAAAAGAAAGACACGATTACGGCTATGGTGATAATGATGAAGCGGACAGTTGGAAGGTGGTTTGATTGTGAAGCATGAATTACCACAGAAAAGCCAGCTTGATTCTCTCCTGTCTTATGATGAATTTAGTGGGAAATTAACATGGAAACAAAGAAGCCCTAACATGTTTAAAGATAAGCAGTCAGCAAAGGCATGGAATACAAAATACTCAGGGGCTATTGCTGGTAGCGCATTAGAAACAAGAGGCGGTAAAAAATATCTATATATATCTATATTTGGCGTTCGGTATATGGCGCATAGGCTGATTTGGAAAATGACAAACAAAGAGGCACCAGATTGTATAGATCATATAAACGGAGACAGTCTCGACAATAGCATAAAAAACCTAAGGTCAGTTGATTTATCTGGAAACCAAAGAAACAGAAAAATGAACGCAAACAATTCATCTGGAATGACTGGTGTAATTTGGTTTAAGCCTACATCTAGATGGAGAGCAGGCATAACCATTAAAGGAAAGAATATTAATCTAGGTTACTTCAAGACTTTGTTTGATGCTTGCTGTGCCAGAAAGTCAGCAGAGATTAAGCATGGCTTCCATGATAATCACGGAATAATCAGGGCTTTATAAGCATGACTTCAGAAATTCACACAAAGCTAGTTCAGTACGTCGAGACTTTTTTCGAGCATACGCAAGCGGGTCATGATGAAGCTCGCACACGTCGAGATTATTATAATGGCATACAGCATACAGCGGAAGAAATAGCGACTTTAAGAAAGCGCAAACAACCTGTTGTTACTGATAATCGTATCAAGCGTAAAGTTGATTATTTACTAGGTGTTGAAAGACAAACACGAACAGACCCTAAAGCATTTCCACGCACACCAGATGATGATGAATCAGCGCAAGTCTTTACAGACTCTCTGCGTTTCGTTAATGATAATAACGATTGGGATATGGAGCGGTCAGAAGCTTTTGATTTTCTATGTGTAGAAGGTCTTGAGGCTTACATGATTGATGAGCAAGAGATCGGCGGTGAATCTCAAGTTATCACTAAGCATATCGCTCATAATCGTTTTATTTATGACCCACATTCAACAGACAGATATTTCAGAGATGCGAAGTATAAAGGCGTTATCACATGGATGGATATTGAAGACGCTAAAGGCATGTTTAAGGGCAAAGACGAAGTTTTAAATGTCACGCCAACACAAACAAATTCAACCTTTGACGATAAGCCAGCGAATGCGATCTGGTTAGATTCAAATCGTAAGCGCGTGATGATTATCTTGCTGGACTTTTTAGAGGACGGCGTTTGGAATCGTGCATTATTTACGAAAGAAGGCTTTTTATTCGAGCCTGCACCTTCTCGCTTCCTTGACGAATATGGAAAGCCTGAAAGTAACATAGTAGCGGGTGGCGCGTTTATTGACGCTGATAATGACCGTTATGGAATTGTTAGGCAGATGATCTCTCCACAAGATGAGATTAATAAGCGTCGATCTAAATACTTAGATTTATTAAGTCGTAGACAAACATATAGTAATTCGAAAGCTGTTAAAAATATAAACCAAGCAAAGCAAGAGTTCTCTAAAACAGACGGACATATTGAGTTACAAGGCGGTACACAATGGGGCGCTGATATTGGAATAATCCCCACTGGTGATATGGCAATAGGTCAATTTAACCTTCTTCAAGACGCGCTAGGCTCGATTGAAGGCATGGGACAGGGCGACATAGTAAGCAGCTCTGCATCGGGTCGTAGCAAAGAGATAAGCCAGAATTCAAACCTTATTGAGTTAGGCCCATTATTCGATACACATAGACAAGTTTCTAAGCTGGTTTACAAGCAGCAATTTAACCGCATTAAGCAATTCTGGACAGGGCATAAGTTCATTCGTGTTACTGATGACGAAAGAAACATGAAGTTTTCAGAATTAAATAAACCAATGACGGGCGCTGATTTAATTATAGAAAAAATGGGTAGAGAAGAGGGCGAACAGGTTATCGCTCAGAATCAAGGCGACCCAAGACTTTACCAAGTTTTAGAAACTAGAAACAATCCTGCTGAAGTTAACGTCGACATAATCATAGAAGATGCGCCGGACGTTGTGAACATTCAGGCTGAACAGTTTGAAGAGCTAGTAAGAATTGCTCCGAGTTATCCTGAAGAGGTTAAATTTAAGCATATCCTGCAAATGTCAACGATTAGAAACAAAGATCAAATACTTGAAGACATGAACGGTGGCGACGAAGAAGCACAGGCGCAGCTTAAGAAAATAGCAGAGCAGGAAAATCAGATTAAAGAGCTTTACGAAGAGCTAGAGCTGAAAGGCAAAGAAGCTAAGGTTAATCTGGATAATGCTTCAGCTAAAGAAAAAGAAGCAAAAGCAAAGCAGATAGAAATAGAAACAGAAGCGCAAGAAATTGAAAACGAATTAGTGACTGAATCTGTGAGTATGAATTTTGGATAATTATATATTTACGTCAAGGCTAGTAGATAAATCAAAGCTTAAGAAGAATGCGCTCGGTTACTATACCTGTATTCAGGATAGAAAGAGATGCGAGGAAATTTGCCTTAATAATTTTGGATGGGAATTACCAAAAAATCATAACTTATTAAATTACAACGGGAATTATATTTTAGTCCTGTAAACAAAACCAATTTTAAGAATTTAAGAAGCTCCTTTTTAGGGGCTTTTTTTATGGGCGCAATTAAGCGCAACACGCCTCCGGTGAAATCGGGAGATAACCGCCTACGGGTTTACGGTAGATAAGGGTGAAACATGACTGACCAATTAGAAGAATTTCTAGAACAGGAAATAAGCGAAGAAACTATTGAGGAAGTTGCTGAAGAAGTAACAACCGAAATAGAAGAAACGCCACAACCTGAAACGGTAGAAAACGAAGAAGCGCCTACGGCTTCTATAGAAGAAACTAATCGGGAAGACGAGAAGCCCGAAACTATTGCTATGAGCGCCTTTATGGGTGTGAAAAGCGAAAATAAGGAACTGAAGGAACGAATAGCTAATTTACAGCAGCAACCAAAACCTAAAGAAGACGTAGACATTTTTGAAGAGCCTGAAAAGTTCAAAAATAATGTCATAACCGAAGCACAACAAATCGCACTTAATAGCCGTTTTGAAACATCAGAAATGATCATGCAAGACAAGCATGGTGATTATGACGAAAAGGCTGACAAGTTCGAGCAAATGGTTAAAAACAATGCGCCTCTTTATAACCAGCTAATAAGCTCAAAAAACCCTGCAAAGTTTATTTATGACCATGTTGTTAAAACTGAAAAGATGAATCAGTTTGACAATATTGAAGATCATGAAACAGCAATACGCGCGGAAGAAAGAGCAAAAGTTTTAGCTGAGATTGCAGAAAGTAACAAAGGCGAAAAATCAGAAGTTCCGCCCTCAATGGTGGATGTTCGATCTAGTACGGCCACTAAGGCGGCTGCATCGAGCAATCTCTTAGATGAAATATTCCCCGATTAATAAATGAAGTGTTAGCACTGTCGAGAGACAGCGCGCCTTCCCTAAGATGGAGGCCAAATCATGGCTGAAACAACTACAAGCGCAGCCCTAAGCGTTGAACAATGGGAAAAAAAGCAGCATATAGCATATGTTCGCGGTAATCGTTATGCGCGTTACATGGGCAAAGATCAAGACGCAATTATCCAAATTAAACACGACTTAACAAAAGATGACGGAGACGCAATTACTATACCTTTAGTTGGTGCGTTTGATGATTCGGCTGGCGCAAATGATGGCACAACTGATTTAGCAGGAAATGAAAAATCATTGCCTAATGATGGTCATCGCGTAAGTGTTGGTATTGTTCGAGACGCTTTCACTGTGAAAGTCGATGAAGAGCAAAAATCTCCAATTGGTTTAAGAGAAGCTGGCAAAACAGGTCTTAAAGCTCTGCAAACTCGCTATCTTCGCAATAGCATTGAAGATGCATTGTCCTCTAAAAATGGCGTGTCTTACTCTGCTGCTTCTGAAGCTCAGAAAGATGCATGGTTAGTAGATAATGCTGACCGTTGCTTATTTGGTGCGGCTAAGTCAAACAATGGCGCTAATGATCATTCAGCGGCACTGTTAAATGTAGATGCAACTAATGACACGCTAACGCCTGCAATGGTTTCTTTAGCCAAGCGTATGGCTCAAACCGCTGTTACTGCCAACAGTGACGGTATGCGCCCTTACACTTCAAACGAAGACGAAGAAACTTTTGTGATGTTTGTTCCTTCTCTTGCATTCCGTGACTTTAGAGGCGCTCTTGAAACTTCTGGTGATTTACGAGATGCAGAAGTTCGCGGCAAAGCCAATCCATTATGGAGCGGCCCGTCTTCTCTTTATTGGGATGGTGTGATTGTTCGTGAAATGCAAAGTCTGGGCGTTCTGTCTGGTGTTGGTGCTGCTGGTATTGACGTCGCTCCTTGCTTCTTGTGTGGCGCTCAAGCGTTAGCGGTTGCATGGGCTATGACCACAAAATCAACGGTTCGCAAAGAGGACGATTATGGTATTCGTCACGGTGTTGGTTTTATGGAGATGCGCGGCGTTGATAAAATCCAATACGATCAAACAGGAACAGCTGCACAAGATTGGGGTGTAGTTACTGTTTATGCTTCTGGCGTAGCAGACGTTTAATTTTTCTTTTAATTTGGAGGGCTTCGGCTCTCCCTTCTTTTTGGTGATTTATGAAATTTAAATACAACGGCTACATTAAAGATTTAACAATGTTTGGCTATGACTTCTCAAGCGGTGAATGTGAAGTGAAAGACGAGCATTTTATTAATAAACTAAAAAACATTCCTGATTTTGAAATTGTTAAGGCGAAAGCTAAAAAAGCAAAAGTAAAAGCTAATGACAAAAACAAAACTAATTAAGAAAATCCTGCAAAAGCTCAAAGTTTTAGAATCTGGCGAGAGTCCAGACTCAGAGCAAACAGCAACGGTTAGCGAAATGTATGACACGGTTTATCAGGAGCTTAAATCTGATGAGCTAGTCACATGGACAGCGGCGGGAGATATTCCAGAGAAACAAGCAAGCCAGATGATTATTTTTATGGCTTCTCGTTTAGTGGATGAATTCTCAGTTCCAGAACAAAGGGCGAGCCGTTTAATTATTCAGGGTGACATTGCTTATGATCGTTTATATGAGCTTAACTCTGTGCCTTATGTTTCAACGTCTGAGCCTGTGAGCTATTAATGAGACCGATCCCATTCGCGATAGGTCAAGCGCTTGGCCGAAGTTCTGACGTATCAAGCCAAGAGCTAGAAAATCTTTACCCAGTACAGGGCGGAGATAAATCTCAAATAACTTTATATGGCACAGCTGGAACAGAATTATTTTCCACGTTTGGAAGTAATCCGGTCAGAGGCTGGCGAAAGGTGGGCGATTATGTTTACTTTGTTTCGCGCGATACGTTCTATCGCATGGCGAATGATGGAACCCTTGCTACTAAGGGAACACTTAACACCACCAGCGGCAATGTTTCTCTATCTGACAATGGTGACTATGATGGTTCTATCGCTGATGAAATTATAGTCGTTGATGGAACTGACGGTTATATATTTAATATTGTTGCAGATACATTTACAACGATTGTTAGGACAGGTGTAGCGGCTGGCTTTCCTGTTTGCGAATGGGTTGAGTTTATTGGCGGCCGATTTGTTGCAGGTGAAAAAGGCACAGCTCGCATATTTTGGTCTTCATTGTATGAGGGCACAAAGTGGGACGCTCTACATTTTGCAACAGCTGAAAAATCACCCGATAAAATATTAATGGGCCGAGTTATTAACGGTTTATTATGGTTATTTGGCGAGGACTCAACTGAGGTCTGGGCGACTACGACTAGCGCGGATTTAGCTTTTTCTCCTATCGGTGGCGCAGGTGGCTCAATTGGTTTAGCTGCGAAGTGGTCAGTCGCTAAAAAAGGTCAGGCTTTGCGTTTTATCGGCACAGATATTGATGGTAATTTGTCTTTTTATGAAACAGCAGGTTATCAAATTTTAGATGCTTCTGATGTTTGGTTAGATTATCAATTAAGTAAACTTACAGATTATGCAGACGCTACGGCTTTTAGTTTCTCGATTGAAGGCCATAATTTTTATTATGTTTCGTTTGAAACTGATTTAGTGACTTACGGTGTAGGCGCTAATAATTTATGGTTCAAGTTATCAACAAACGAATCAAGGCATATAGCAAAGTTCCATGTATTTTTTAATAAAAAGCATTTAGTCTCTGATTATTCAACGGGGAAAATTTACCAGCTTAAAACTGATGCTTACACTGACAACGGAACAAGAATACAACGAGTAGCCACAGGGAAGCACATACACAGCGATCAAGAAATGATGTTTATCAATGCCTTGCAAGCTGAATTTGAAGGCGGTACGGCGCTTATAAGCGGTCAAGGCAGCGACCCTGTTTGTTATTTAGATTTATCAAAAGACGGTGGTCATACTTACAGTAATAAGAAGTCTAAAAAGCTCGGCAAGCAAGGCAAATATAACACTCGCGCTATTTGGCGAGGCTTAGGTCAATGCCGTGATTTAGTCCCCCGAATAACCATAGATGAGCCTATAAAAATAGTCATCATGGGTTTATGGGGAGAGATTGAGGCGTGAAACAATTAATTACTGATAATGTAGATTTAAGTAATGAGATCGTATTCAAGCAATGGGTAAAAGAATTACAAAACGCTTTAACTGTTGAAGACTGGCACGAAGTGGGCGCAACAAATGAGCCTGCTTTCCAAAATAGCTGGGTTAATATTGATGCAACTCGAAAGGCAAGATTTATGAAGGATTCTTTTGGGTTTGTTTATCTAGCTGGTGCTGTTGATACGGGTGTAATAGGAAGCGCTATATTTACATTGCCATCAGGATATTTACCAGAAGGCGTAGACAGTGGTAATCCAAATAGAATATTCACGGTATCAAGCGACGGGGCTTTCGGTCAGTTATCAATTAATTATCTTGGCGAGGTAAATTGCAGCATTGGCAGCAACGTATCTGTTTGGTTTGACGGCGTGATATTTAAAGCCGCCTAATAAATTTAAGATTTAATACTTGACGTCGAGATGACGAGGTGAAAAAAAATGGGTGGTTTTAGTGATGTATTTGATACGCTTGTAACGGTTGGGACTTTAGGGGTTGTAAACCCTGGACAAGAGGACGCAACCGAGGCACAGCTTCAATCTACGCAAGATCAAATTGACGAATCAGCGCGTCAATTTGATGTAGAACAGGAAAACATCAGGCCTTTTCGTGAGGTCGGATTAAGAAATTTCCAAACGTTAGATGCTGAAGCCAACTCAAGCGCACAAACGGTAGAGGGTCGACTAGATCGTATCCGTAGAACATTTAAAGAGTCCCCTAGCTTTGAGAACAACCTTAAGCTAGGTCGTGACACCATAGAGCAGGGCGCAGCTTCACAGGGGACGTTATTTAGCGGTAACACCTTAAAAGGTTTAGAGCGTTTCAGACATAATTTAGCTAACGAAGAATTTAATACTCATACAAATCTAGTCAATAATCTTGAAGACAATCGTCTAAACAGAATCGCTAATTTAGCGGGTGCAGGTCAAACGGCTAACGCTCAATTAATTGATGC